GTGGTCGAAGTCTCGCTGGAGTAGTACTTGACGAAGCAGCCTTCATGGATTCTGATGTCTGGTTCCAAGTTATTAGACCAGCCCTCGCAGATAAACAAGGTTGGGCACTTTTTATTTCCACACCAGACGGCACAGCATCTTGGTTCTACGATTTATGGTGTTACGTTCCAGAAGATGAAACAGGTGATTGGAAACGCTGGAGCTTCACAACAATAGACGGGGGTAATGTTCCAGAAGAAGAAGTCGAAGCAGCAAAGGCCCAACTAGATAGCAGAACATTTAAGCAGGAGTTCGAGGCAAGTTTCGAGAATCTCACTGGTCTCGTTGCAGTCTCCTTTTCAGATTCCAACATTTCTACCGATGCGGAGGACATATCCATAGCCCCACTTTTATTAGGGGTCGATTTTAACGTAGATCCGCTTTGCGGAATATGTGCTGTCCGCTACCGAGACATCCTCTACGTCTTTGACGAAATAATTTTGACGGGGGGTGCAACAACCTGGGATTTTGCCGAGGAAGTTACAAATCGTTACGGAGTAGAAAGACGAATCATTGCTTGCCCCGACCCAACGGGTGCAGCCCGAAAAACATCAGGAGTAGGCTCAACAGACCACACTATCCTGCGAAGAAGTGGATTCACTGTGTCATCCCCTAAGTCTCCCTGGAAAGTTCGTGACAAAGTAACCGCCATCAACACCGCACTATATGACGCAATGGGAGAACGCAGAACTTTGATTCATCCACGCTGCAAAGAACTCATAAAATCTCTCCGCACCCTGACTTACGCTCCAAACACAGGTATGCCAAACAAAAACCTTGGGGTTGACCACGCATTTGACGCTTTCGGCTACCTATGTCTCCAGCAATTTAACCTTGCCAAGCCAGAGACATTGGGGCAAACTTCGTTTAGAATATACTAAGAACTACCTAATTCTTACTATGTACCACTCAACTACAAAGAAAAAGAAGAAGAAAAAGAAGGGAGGCAAGAAGCGTAGTGAATGTTCCTGTAAATAAAGCGTTATACTCCAGAGTAAAGGCAGAAGCAAAGCGTAAATTCAAAGTTTACCCATCTGCTTACGCTAACGCATGGCTTGTACGGGAGTACAAAAAGCGTGGCGGTACTTACCGAGTGGAGAAAAAACGTGGCAAGAAGTAGTGGCGGTCTAACCCGTTGGTTCAAAGAAAACTGGGTAGATGTCAAAACTGGTAAACCTTGTGGCCGTCAAAAAGGCGAAAAACGAGGTTATCCAGCTTGTAGACCCAAAAATCGTGTCTCAAGTAAGACACCTAAGACTGTCGGAGAGATGTCAGCAGCCGAAAAAGCAAGATTTAAGCGTGAAAAGACCAGTAGTAAGAAAATAAATTATCAACATAGACGTAAAAAGAAGAAAAAATAAGTGTAAAATCTCATGTAAAGCGGTAACATAGAGTTATCTAGGAAAAATCATGCCAAAAGGTTCTTATTCTGCAAAACAAAGAAAATTGGCTGCTGTTGCACCTCCTAGAGACAAGATCACTGCTGCTGATCTTAAAAAATTACGTTCAAAGAAGAAGAAAAAGAAAAAATGAAATTAACTACTCGTCAAAAGAACCTACTTGATAAACATTCTGAGCATCATAGTGCCAAGCACATGGAGTTCATGAAAAGACGTATGCGAGCAGGAGACACTTTTACCCAAGCCCATAAAAAAGCACAGGCAAAGGTGGGTAAATAATGGCTAAACGTAAAGGAGTCAGTCTATCTGTAGGAAGAGGTGAAAAATCCAAGAAGGGTGGCCTGACCGCAAAAGGCCGTGCGAAATACAACAGAGCAACAGGATCTAATCTCCAAGCACCTGTAACTGAGAGGAATCCAACAGGAAAACGTGCAGCAAGAAGAAAATCTTTCTGTGCTCGAATGGAAGGAATGCCCGGTCCATTGAAAGATAAAAAAGGCAGACCCACGAGAAAAGCGTTAGCTTTAAAAAGATGGAGGTGTTAAATGACTTACGCTGTACCTGGACCAATTAGAACCAATATAATCTCATCTACTTCTGTAGGTGGGATAGACAGTCCTTTTACTCGCACGAGGGCTGTCCTAGACATGATGAAAGGTTGGGAAATAATGAAAGCCGTAACCGAAGGAACAGACTACCTCCGAACAAATAGCGAAACATTCTTACCCTTAGAACCAAGAGAAGATTACGATGCTTATTTAGCTAGAGTAAATCGTGCTGTATTTTCCCCATTCACCCAACGATTAATCCGAGCAGCCACAGGTCTTGTATTAAGAAAACCAATAACTTTAACTGGAGATCCTTATTGGACAGAAATGTTCAAGATGGATGTAGATGGTAGAAAGTCAGATTTAGATGAATACGCAAGAAGATTGCTAATGTGTTCTCTCACATACGGCCAAAGCCACATTCTCGTAGACTATCCTGCACCATCAGGAGCAGTAAGTTTAGCTGAAGAACGTCAGCAAAATCGCAGACCCTACTGGATTGAAATAGACCCAAACAATCTTTACGGCTGGAGACTAGATAGAGAATCTAATTACGGAAATTTAATACAGGTGAGAATAGGTGAAAAAGCTGTACTTCCAGATGGACAGTTCGGAGAGAAGGTATTCGATCAAGTAAGAGTAATCGAACCAGGAAGTTACAGAGTATTCCGCAAAAAAGAACAGATTGAAGAAATGTATGACGTTGCAGATGGAGATTATGCTGGTAGCTTTGAAGCTGGATCAGCAGATAAAGATTACCAACAGGTAGAGTCTGGTAGTTTTTCTCTTGGCGAAATACCTTTAGTTACGATTTATTCTGGAAAAACTGATAATTTAGTCAGTAAACCACCTTTACAGGACATTGCATACCTAAATCTTGCACATTTCCAAAGACAGGCTGACTTAATTCATAGTTTGCACGTTGCGTCTCAACCAATGCTTGTAATGGAAGGCTATGATGATCAGACCAAAGACCTTGCTATCAGCGTTAACTACGCAATGGCAACTCAACCAGGTAATAAAATTTACTATGTAGAGCCAGCTTCTAGTGCTTTTGATGCTCAATCAGCAGAAATAAAAGAGCTACAAATGCAGATGGCAACACTTGGAATCAGTACATTATCACAACAGAAATTTGTTGCAGAATCAGCAGATGCCCGTAGGCTAGATCGTGTGGATACCAATTCCATGCTTGCAATGGTATCTATGGAACTTGAACAAAAACTTCAAAAAGCCTTTAATTTATCAGCCGATTATGTTGGAATCGAACCACCAGAAGTAAAAATTAGTAGAGACTTCGACATCGAGAGATTAATTGGTCAAGATATTACAGCTTTAACATCTCTATTCGATCAACAAGTCATTGATAGAGAGGAATTTAGGGATATTTTAGTACAGGGAGAGGTATTACCTTCAGCAAATGAGGCCAAATCTGAATAGTCTGATACAATAGTAGATAAGTACATAAAAATTATGGCTGGATCTATTGATAAAGTTCTGCAACCTGACGGAACTTATAAATGGGAAGTAGTAGAGCCTAAAACTGAAGCACAAAAAGTTGCTGAAGTCTCCCCTGCTCCCGAACCAAAAGAAACCAAGAAAAAGATCTCAAAAAAGAAAACTACTAACCCACTTTCCGAATAATTAATGGCAATCGAAGAAAAAGTCATTCAGCCTGATTCCGTGACTCCTGCTGAACAGCCCGTGGCTGATACTCCTTCACAACCACAAGCACCTGATCTTAGTTCTGTAAAAGCAGAATACGAAGCAAAATTAGCTGCTGCTCGTAAAGAAGCTGCTGAAGCAGAGGAAAAATTCAAAGGCATCAAAGGAAAATTAGATGATGTCTACAAACAAAAAGAGGAAAAACGTACCAAAGACCTAGAAGAACAGGGTCAATGGAAAACATTGTGGGAAGAGGCCAATAAAACTGCTCAAGAAAAAGAACAGCAGATAATATCGTTATCTCAACAGCTTGAGGATATGAAAAATTCCCACGAAGTAGCCTCTACAAAGCAAACAGCACTTGCAGCTATTAGTAACCAAGGAGTTATAAACGCAGAGCAAATGCTGTCATTGTTACAGGGAAAGTTACAAAAGAACGCTGAAGGAAAAGTTGTAGTCCTAAACGGTGGAGTAGAACAGGATCTCACTTCGTATCTCACGAGTCTCAAAAACCCTGGTAGTGGTTACGAGCATCATTTCAAGCCAAGTTCAGCAGCAGGAATGGGTGCTAGACCTAGCCCCGTAGCAAATGCTGGTGGTGGACCTGTAAACCCTTGGAAAACGGGCAATCTCACACAACAAATGCTACTATTAGAACAAGATCCGCAGCTTGCAGCAGTGCTCAAGCAAGAGGCTCAAAAATAGTTAGTTTCTGTGAAACTAATCCCCTTGTCCGTGACTAG